TTATGGGCTGATAATGCTACAGCTTCTACTACAAGAGTACCAGCAGGTTTACGGTCTGTAATTATAACTTCTTTTGTACCACCTACTAATTCTCTATAGATAACTTCATTATTAAAATCTAATGACCATGATTGTAATGCTGCAGCATAACCAAAAATAGCAAAGTTAGATGTACTGCCATTTTTAAATATTAATGGTGATGCCTGATTACTAATAGTTGGTGAAGGTGCTGCAGAATCAGTAGGTGCGTTAAATATACCTGTTAATGAAAATGAAATTGTAGGTATCTGGTTTACTTCACAATTCATACTAAAAGTACCCCTGCAACCTGTAACCATATGTCTAACACCATCATAGTTAACAAACAAAGTAACACTAGAAGTAGGTGTAGTAACTGGGGCATAAGTTACTGATGTAGAACTAACAACTGTTTCTGATAATGCACACGCTTTTAATATTGCTCCATACTTAGGTGCTGTACCAGCAGAACCACTACCAGACATTTCTACACTAAAAGTTACATTAACTCTTGTATTAGCAGGGATAACTTCATAATTACCCATATATGGCCTTATTAAATCTCTACTGACTTCATCACTAACTATAGGTTCTATATTTAATTCAGTAACCTGTATATAATTAGCTGAACCAGTTGGTGTAGGGTTTGTGCCATAACTAGATTCAGCTTTAGCTAACAAGCTCCTTAATTTTTGTCTTTTAGGCATTGTTAATTTTTGTCAGTATGTTTATATAATAAACCTTTTCTAGTAATAAACACCATCTATTGCGTTAAATCATCAACTTCTGTTCTATATCGCACTATATATTCTACCCCGATTACTCCACCTGGTTGGTCTGCATCTAGTAATTCAAATGATGTATCAGATGGTTCTACATCTATTGCTAAATTATTAACTGTTAAATCTGCCATTATTTTACTGTGCAAACTTTCAACAGTTGCATCTGCCACATTATCAGGAATTTCACCCCTTACAATTACACTTACCCTTACTGTTAAAGAATGGTCAAGAGTAGGTAATGATGTGTTTTGTTCAACAGTATCACTAACAGGTTCTAATATTAATGCAGGTGATTCACCTCTTGTTAAAGGTACTGTTCTACTTCTATAAATACGTGTACTAACCCCTGTAGTATTTGCAAGAACTGTTAATAGTCTTGCCATAATTTGCTCACGTTTAGTTGTCATGTTTTCTGTATACTGATTTCACAAAAAATACCATCATCTAGTTTTCTTAATTCTCTAACTGTATACGCAACAGAATCTACTGTTATTGATGCACCTGCAATAAGACTTCCAAAATCACTAACTTTAGCTGTTAGTTGATAATCAGTACTAACAATTTGATTACCTGCAAGAACTAAATCTGGCTGTTCTAATATTGCTTTTGCAGTAGTACCACCAGATGTACAACTAACCCCAAAATCATTTAGGTATGCAGATTGTGTTGTACTGTCCTCTACTAATGCCATTTAATTTTTATTTACTATTTTTTTTACTTTTGGTTTAGGTGTATAAACTTCAACTCTTCCCATAGAAATTAATAATTCTGCATCATTTTCTGATACATCATAAGTTTGCCCTGCTTCTAGGCTTATGCCACTAGCACAAACATTTTTTAAACATTTAACTTTCATAAAAAAAAAGGGGTTTTTACACCCCTTATAGTAAACCAATTATGTGGTTACGTCTAAGATTGCAGCAAATGATTGTGCGTGTCTTACAGCAACATCAAATGCAACTACACCCTTGATACTGACCAAATTCTTGGAGAAGTCATCACCGTCCTCACCTGCAGTAATTTCAATACCAGAACCGAATAAGCCTAATATTGCTTGTGAGAAGTCACCCATAACAACAGCAGAACAAGAACCAGATGTAGAACCTTTTGTTAGGTTGCTAGGCACTTGATTTGTCATAGCTAGAGGATATCCATTAACTACTAATGGTGTACCACCTCTACCGATTGCCTGTAAGTTGTTATTTACTAAGTACTCACCACCAGATGTTTTTAGTTTCTTAATAGCACCTAATACTTTAGCGTTAGTTACATAAGAAATAGAATCAGCATTAACTGCAGCATTATCTTCCATCATGGCTGTTTCTAGGTCTACTAAAGCATCTACTGTTATAGCACCACCGTTAGTACCCATAGCAACAGAACCGATACCAGAAGTTTGCATGATACCTGTAGGCTGACCTGATGAACCAGAACCATTCAAGATACCTAAATCAAGACCAACATTGATACCATCTAAGATGTCAGTTCTGACTAAATCCTCGATCCCTGGGGTTGCTTGGATAAGCATATTCCTAGAGAATTTTGACAATGTTCCTAATGTTTTAGGTGTCATTGAAATCTGATCAAAGGTGCTTTCTGCTTGGCTGAGAGCGGCAGTTTCAGATGAAAGATAACCAGTAGAAGCAACACCTGATCTTCTAGGTATCGCAACATCACCAACTAAACCTGATAATGTCTGTACACCTAGACCAACCATTACTGTGCTGTTTCTTAGTGCTTCTATGAAGTCATCAGCTAGTAAATCTGTTGCAACAATATTTCCACCAGTAGTAGCACCTGATGTTACATATGTAGCTCTTTTTGCTAATGCACTATAAGGAATAAACAAAGAAGATTGGCTGTTAGATCTTTGAGAATCTTTTGCAATCTGCTGTGAAATTTCTTTTGCAAAACCAGATGCTTTATCTGACCAATCGTTTGTTAAAAGACCTCTGATACCAGATGTGATTTTGTAATCTCTAGCATACTGTTCTTTTTCTTTTGGTGATAACTGCTCTTCAATAGGCTTTGCAGTTTCAACTGGCTTTGCATCTATTCTTTCTAAGATTGCCTGTCTGCATGAATCTACAGATGAGCCGTTGTTAATTAATTGATCTGCAAGATCATCAAAACCACGCTTACTACACATGGCATTAATTTCTCTAATTCTTGTGCGTTCTGCTGATTGAGCTTTTTTTGAAGCTTCACTACGCACAACCTCTAAATCTGGTTGTTCTTTGGACATAGTTTCTGTTTTTTTAGAATTGGACAGTTGTGCATCAAGTGATGCAGCGTTTACACGCTTATCTTCTACTATATCCTGTTTTTTAGCACTAGGCATGGTGTTTTCATCAATTAACCCTCTAGAAATACCTACATCTGGGGCTGCTGGACTTGCAACAACACTAACTTCATGCGGTTCCCATCTTGTAGCTAAAAATGCGTTAGTTCCATCTATTTCACGTTCTTCCATCTTTAAAATGCGATAACCTACGCTTATCGAACTTAAAATGCCGTCATCTATATCTCTTTTCACCTCTTGTGCCTTTGCATTTCTGCTTAGTTCAACAACTGCCCTGCCCTTTTTCTTATCTTTATCCAAATATGCATTACGAACGATACCTATAACAGAATCCATATTGTGATTCCATAATACTGGTGCAACCCCTCCATTTAATCTGCTGAAATCTATAGAACCTTCCTCATGGCTTAGGATTTCAGTACCAAATGTACGCTCTACAGGATATTCAGAACTAAAGCTAAATTCATAGGTGTTATCTTCTTGTGCAGAAAAAGATGTTTCACCACTTCTTTTTAATACAGTTGTAATACTTCTTAACGAATCTATCTTAGTTAGTGTGCTGAATTTGTGACCAACCTGTACATCTGTCTTTTCAAACTCTCCATCATCTTCTCTAAATACACTAATTAATGCAGCAGGGTCATCTTCTGTACCAGTAATTTCAAATGAGCTATCAGGTACATTTATAGTCCCATCACGTTCAATACTATCTATCTGCCCTCTTGCAGTACCACCGCTTGCGTTCCATCTTACATAATCACCAACAGATAATTCATCTGGTTCTGCACGTTTAGCTTTTGCGCGTTTTGTTTTTGGCATAGCATCATTGTCTCTTAACTGTTTTATTCTAGCTGATTTTGCATCAGAAAAACTTTTACCTGCTGCTCCTCCCCACGCTGCAGCACTCACACGTCCAGGACTAGGGTAGCCTTCTTCACCTGGTCTATATCCTTCTGCTTCCTGATCTACAGCGTGTCTTGCATGCCATGCTGA